TGTTGGATATTTTTTCCTCATCTCTTACCTCAATATTCTTTCTTTATATACTACGTATTCCTTGGTTTGTGGACAACCTCTAAACCTAATATGGGTTTAACAAATTGGCGTAAAGCACCTAAGGGAAAAATCTTTTTTTCTGACACGCAAGTAGCAAAAAATGAAATTGCTCAGCTAAACAGGATAGTAAATATGTATATAGATTATGCAGAGTTTCAAGCTGCTAGAGGTAAAGTAATGTATATGAAGGATTGGAAAGAGAAACTTGATGCATTTCTAAAATTTAATGAGCAAGATATATTGCAGAGTTATGGCAAAGTTTCTCATGAAGTGGCAATTACCTTAGCTACAAAAGAATATGAGATATTTAGAAAAACACAGGATAAGTCGTACAAATCAGACTTTGATAAATTGATAGAAGAAAAGAAAAGTCTTGATCAAAAAAGTGTAAAAGCTCAGGGCTAAATCTCATAAAAATAAAGAAATCAAGAAGAGGTAAAAATTGCTTTATATTGTTTCTTCTAAGCATTTATCTTTCATTTCTTTTGCCAGATAGCTTGAAAGAGGTGCATATGAGCTGAAAAATATCAAGTTAGTTTCCTAAATAAAACCTTCATACAAATTTTTTCTTTACAATGAATAAAAATGACGTTAAACTTACGCGTAAGTTTATTTGCACCAATGAAATCATTAAGAGTACCTTTCATTTGCCTTTTAAAGGGTGTTACAAGCGTTAGTTAGGTCAGGGTATTTCTATCCTCAGATCATAGAATCGTCTTAAAACGCAATTACGGGCCATTTGTTTTTATTTGTCTTTCATTTCTTTTATCAGATAACTTTGAAAGAGAGCTTTAGCCACACACACATATCCATAGCTTATTATTATTGTAAGTAAAAGGGAAACGAACAGAGTAGTATGTTTTAAAGTCATACTACTTATTATTATTATATAATAATAGGGGTTATTTTGAAAACTGAAAATCGAACAAAGTCCTCTATATTCCTACCATCTTGCCTTCTTGTTCAGACTGCAGTCTCAAAATCTAAAGATGCTCTTAAACTATTGAAAATCTGGTATTTTTTTAATTATTAACAAATTCTGACTTCGTAGACTGAGCAGAATCTGAACAAAATTGGCCAAGACTGAAAACTGAAATATTTAAGCAGTAAAGGATTTTGGTAAAAAAGTTTAGATATCTAAAATTTGATCATTATAAACCCAAACATTTGGATTTTCTTCTAGAACAATATCCCCATACTCCGGTGATTTATAATCAGTAGGTAAAATTTTCTCATAAACTGTAACATTCTTGTTTAGTTGACTGTCAAATCAAGCAGAGAGTGTTACTGTTAACTCTACAAATGGGGAATTTTATCCAATTTATAACATTGAAAATGGGATGCTGATAGAACATTCACCACCTCCACAAGCAAATATAGTAACCACAGCTCTTGCCCGTTATGACAAAGAGGCAAATGGTTCCTACGTTGTAAATGGCCTTGAAGTAATGTTTTTGCAAAAGGAAGAAGAGGGCAAAAAGCAAGTATTCGTGATTAATGAGGGTAAAGCTCATGTTGATGGTTATGAGATTGAGTTACCTCACAGTATTCGTGTTTCTTTTGATGAAGATCCGAATATAAAATCAGTTGAATCAGAACCACACACTTTTCAGCCAAATAGCCAAAGAGTAATGGAACTTAAAGTTAATGATTTTCCAATCAGTGAAATTAAAAAAGTAGATATCACTGTTCAAAAAACCATTACCATTACTCATGGTTCATATTCTGGAGCTATTGATCCGATACCTGACTCTGCAGTACTTGAGATTATTCAAATTAAACAAGGCAATGTTATTTATGAAAACAGTATAGATTACAAACTAAACGCAGGAAATGTTGATTGGTCACTACCAGGAAAAGAACCAGCACCTGGAAGTAGTTACCTGATAACCTATCGCTGTCGCACTCATGTAAGCCCTGAAGATATAAGTGAAGAAGGGTGTAAAGTAAAAGGAGCAGTTGATAATAGTCTGGTTTTGATTGATTATACCTGGAAAATGCCACGCTATGATTTAATTACTATCGATAGCAAAGGAGTGGTAAGGAGAATAAAAGGAATTTCCCACTCTTGGAAACCATCGATGCCTCAAGCACCTTCTGGACAACTTTTGCTCTGCTACATTCATCAGACATGGAAAAACGGAGAAAAAGAAGGGGTAAAAATAGTGAATAATGCTATTCATGCTGTACCGATGAATGAGCTTGAAGCAATGAAAAAAGGAATAAATGATCTTTATGCGCTGGTTGCACAGGAACGTCTACGCAGTGATGCAAATTCAAGAGAACCTACTACCAAAAAAGGAGTATTTGTAGATCCGTTCTTTGATGATGATATGCGTGATCAAGGAATTTCACAATCTGCAGCAATAGTAAATAGGGAGCTGATATTGCCGATAAACGTAGAAATCATTGATATTGAAAGAGGTAGAGAACCTTATCTTTTACCTTATAAACTTGAACCGGTACTGGAGCAGCTTTTACAGACTAAAGGAGAAAAGATTAATCCATATCAAGCTTTTGATCCAGTTCCGGCACAAATTACTCTAAATAAAAACATTGACCACTGGACAGAGGTTACCACTAATTGGAAAAGTCCAGTAACCAGAGTATTTAATGTTAAAGAAACAACAGAATTGCTGTCAAGTACTTCATACGAAGCTGAATTTATGAGAGAAGCAGTACAAGATTTTGAAATTGAAGGTTTTGAGCTAGGTGAAAGGCTTAAAGAAGTAAAATTTGACGGCATCATTATCCAACCTATGTAAAAATAAAAAGAAAAAAAGTGGAAAATCAAGGACAAATAAGTGGAAAAATAAAAATCCCAGCAAATATTCCAGCAGGTACTAAATTAGTACAGTTTTGTGGTGATAAAGGAAGCTATGGAGAAGCAACGTACACTGGTAAAAAACTATTACCATAGAAGAGAGAAGAAGAGTTATCGCAGCAAGAAGAGTTGATCCTTTAGCACAAACATTTACTTTAAATGAGAGCAGACACATAGGGGGTCTAGATTTATGGTTCACAAACAGCGGCAAAAAACGTGTTGTTGTGCAGATTAGAGAAACAGCAGTGGGAATGCCCTCGCAGACTGTTATTGCTGAAAGCTATATTGAGCCGAAAGATATAAAAGTAGATGGCACAGCAACACGTATAGAATGGTCGCCAGTGTTTTGCCATGCAGGAGAGGAGTATGCAATAGTGCTACTCACTGATGATGCAGATACTGCAGTAAAAATAGCAGAACTTGGCAAATATGATGCAGTAAATAGCCGTTGGGTAACAAGCCAGCCATATCAAGTAGGAGTATTACTGTCGTCTAGCAATGCAAGTACGTGGACTCCACATCAAAATTTAGATTTAACGTTTCGATTACTAGCTGCAAAATTTAGCGAAAGTTCTCACGTTATTGATCTGGGCAAAGTTACTGCAAATAACGTATCAGATTTAATTGTTTTGACGAACGTCGAAAAAGTAGCATTTGATACCAATGTAGAATTTATCTTAACAGATGAAGAGGGAAAAGAGAACTTTTTGTCTGATAATTTGCCATTTGCACTGCGTGAAAGATTATCTGGAGAGCTAACGGTAAAAGCAAGCCTAAAAGGAGGGCGAGAAAAAAGTCCAGTGCTATATCCTGGGTTACAGCTAGTTATGGGCAATCTTTCAGAGTCTGGGGATTATGTTACAAGAAGCATTACAGCAGGAGCTAACACCAAGATCACCATAACATATGATGCGCTAATACCTGGCACTGCAGATGTAAAAGCATATGTGCAAAAAAATGTGGATTGGCAATTAGTAAATTTAACATCAGGAAAACCAATTGGAGAAAATTGGGTAGAGAGAGTCCACATACTGACAAACTTTAATGGCAATGAGACAAGGATAAAATTGGTTTTAAGTGGAACAGTTGTCTATCGTCCTAAAGTCAAAAATTTGCGAGTGATTATTACTTGAATCAATGCCAAATGACCAAAGCAAACGAGGATATACACTACCACATCCAGAAAATATTGCTGTGCAGGATGTTGTTCGTATCCGTACCACAATTGAGAAAATAGATGAAGATATTACCGAAAGAGAAGATGAGCATAATCAACTAAAAAATAATTTTAAACGATTTAGATTTGAAACTTTTTTGAATTTTTGGGAATGAAAGAAGCAATAGAAGCGTTACATCAAAGGATAAAGGATTTAGCAGCAAACAGCACACCTGATCAACTGGCATATCTTGCAAAATCGCTGGAATTAATAATAGATAAAAAAACTATTTCCAACGTTGTGCAAATGACCACAATAAAAGAAATAATTGATGTACTACAAGGAAGGCTTAAGGATTTAGCAGCAAATAGTACACCAGATCAATTAGCATATCTTGCTAAAGCATTGGAATTGATAGTCGACAAAAGTTCGGTTTCTGAAATTGTACAGATGACAGATGGTAAGCTAAAAGAACTTCTTGATAGTGCAAAAAAACACTTAAGTGACATAAACAGCAACAAAACAAACTCAATATCGTCAATAACTGCAGCAAAAACAAATTCTGTCAATGAAATTAACAAGCTTAGAGATAATGCCTTAAACACTTTAAAAGCATCATCAGATTCACACATATCGCTACTTGATACGAGAAAAGATGCGAATATTGCAGCAATAAACAGTATTAGCAACAGTCATAAAGATGGTCTTAAAGGTTTAGTAGAAGATTTTCGTGCTGTTAATAATGTACCATCTGGCTCATCAATTATAGGAGAAATAGAAACTCGAACTAAAAACATTCATAATGAGATAAAAACTAGAGATGATCAACTAAGAGCGTTGCTTACAAACGAAATAAGAAAGCGCAATATGGTTGAACCAGGGTCATTACCTTTCTTATTTGGTGTACTTGGTAGAAAAAATAATTACTTTGGCCACGGAACTTTTACGACAGAGCTTGGAAAGTGGAGTAGTGATATAACAAAAACCGACTGTATGTTGCAACTACTAGCAGGTAGCCATACATACGATACAGATTACGTTAGTTTTTATCGGCCAAGACAACTCTATTTTATAGAGGGAAATAAAGGAACATTTATTTACGGAGAGTTATGCACAAACAGTTTTTCGGGTAGTTACGATGAGATATACTATTACCCATATGCTGCACTTGGAGTAGTGTTTGTAAAAAATACAACAAATGTGAACATAAATAAAACAATGGAATTTGTTGGATCATCGTACTCTAGTACGGAGTATGGGGGTGCAGGATTATTTGTGGGAACACCAGATAATACCAATGCTAGTAAATCAATAATTTCGAAAATAATATGGAAAAATGTTTACCAATACACGAGTTCTAATAGCAAATTGGCCGGATCTGGCAATGTAGAAATTCCAGCAGGAAAAACAGTTGCAATGTTACTTTACACATCATCTTATCTATATTCTAGAACACAAGTTAGTCAAGGTATGCTTGCATCAAATTATGTACACAACTATGGTCAATTTATCCAGTGGGGAATATATAACTTACGTAGCAATTTTCTGACCACAGGGCTTGAGGTAGATGTAGAGAGAACACTAAAGGCTTGGCAATGTCCAGGATTATCTGAAACCTATGAGCTCTGGAGGTAGCAAATAATGCCAATTTATATTAGATTTGAAAATAACAAACAGATAGAAGTAACAGTACTTGAAAATAAGCCAACTGGGAATGATTGGTATGAAGCACCAAAGAATTTCGACTGGCAAAAGAGTTATCGATTAATTGAAAGAGGAGAAATTGTTGAGCGTACTAAAGAAGATATACAAAAGGAGTTGCTGGATAATGCGAAGCTTTGTGCATTTGATAGTATGCGTTTTTATTATGATAGCTATATTAACCAATATGCAGGGAATTCTCACCAAAAAGCTAAATCTTATGAGATTCAAGCAGAAGCCGCAAAAAACATTCTAGCAGCACCAGAATCTATAAATAAAAAAGATGCAGCAATTATAGAGCCTTTAGCAAGAGTGAGAGGAATTTCAGTAGTAGAGATGGCAAAAATAATTCAAGAGAAGGCAAAAAAAGCAGTAAAAGAAATAATGAAATGTGAAGAATTGGAAGACATCGCCAAGAAGAAAATTAAAGAAGTCAAAAGTGAAGAAGAGCTACAGACTTTGCTCGATGATTTCAGGAAAACAATGCAAGAAAGTTAAAAAGGGAAGAAATGCCAGAAGAATTTTTACACGGAGTAAAGGTTATTGAGGTAACCTCAGGAGCAAGATCAGTACGTACAGCTAAATTATCAGTGATAGGTGTAATTGGTACTGCCCCTGAAGCTGATGAGCAAAAATTTCCACTGAATAAACCAGTACTGATAGCAGGAAGCTTAAAGGAAGCAGCAAAGCTTGGGAAAAGTGGAACACTACCTTCTGCAATAAACGGAATATTTTCCCAAATTGGTGCAACAGTAGTAGTTATTCGAGTTGAAGAAAGTGAAAACAGTGATACAAAGCTCAAAGAAAGTGAAGCTATTCAAAATATAATTGGTGGAGTTGATGAAGAGACTGGAAAATATCAGGGAATTCAAGCATTCCTCAGCAGTGAAAGCATAATACATGTTGCCCCAAGAATAATAATTGCACCTCAGTTTACTCATCAATTGCCTGAATCTGAAAATCCTAAAAACCCAGTAGTAGCAGCTTTGATAGGAGTAGCAGAAAAGCTAAGGGCAATAATAGTTGCAGATGGACCAAATACCAATGATGAAGAAGCCATAAAATGGAGAAAAAGTGTAGGTAGCTCAAGAGTTTACGTTGTTGACCCATGGGTTAAGGTGTTTATTGAAGGAAAAGAAGAAATTTTGCCGTCTAGCCCATTTGTAGCTGGTTTAATAATGAAGTAACAACGATAATTCATCAAAATGGCTATAGGCTTTGGGGAAATAGAACATGTTCAAATGACTCAAAATGGGCTTTTCTGTCAGTGAGAAGGACTGCAGATTTAATCAACGATAGTCTACTTCGAGCTCATTTATGGGCAGTTGATCGCAATATTACCAAAACTTATATAGATGATGTGATTGAGGGGGTAAATTCTTATCTTGCAAATTTAAAAGCGCAAGGGGCGATTATTAGCGGAAAATGTTATGCAACTCCAGAGCTCAATACACCAACAAATATTGCAAGCGGAAAAGTGTCTTTTGATTTTGAGTTCACGCCACCATATCCAGCTGAACAGATTACTTTCAGGTCACACCTTGTGAGTGGCGCAATATTGTAAAAGGAGAAAGAGAGATGTTACCAAAGATCCTAAAGAATTTTAACGTATTTGTTGATGGTCGTGGTTATGCAGGAAAAATAGATGAAGTAACCTTGCCAAAACTTACCATAAAAACAGAAGAATACAGAGCTGGTGGTATGGATATTCCAATAAATATTGATATGGGCATGGAAAAGCTTGAAGCAGATTTCACTTTTTCTGAATATGACTCTGAGCTCTTTAGACTTTTCGGATTGATAAACAATAATGCTGTTTCTCTTACTTTAAGAGGAGGTTTGCAGGGAAGTAGTGATGCCGAATCAGTAGTAATTAACTTAAGAGGGCTCTTTAAGGAACTTGATTTTGGTAACTGGAAGGCTGCTGAAAAAGCAACACTAAAATGTATAATTGCTGCCAACTATTATAAGCTTACCATTGATGGCAGAGAATTGATTGAAATTGATGCAGAAAACATGATTCGCAAGATCGATGGTGTTGATCAAATGACTTCTATGCGCACAGCTTTAGGGATTTAAATAAAAGGGTAAAATTAATGCAAAAAATTAAATTAACTGAACCAATAAAAATCGATGGAATTTTAGTTTCAGAGCTAACTCTACGTCGTCCAAAAGTTCGAGACCGTTTAGCTATTGAACGTATGGGTAATAGTGATGCAGAGAAAGAAGTAGCACTGATTGGAAATCTTGCAAGTATTTCAAGAGAAGCAGTAGAAGAACTTGATCTTGCAGACTACAATAAGATTCAGGGAGCGTTACAAGGTTTTTTGTCTCAGCAGAAGATTTAAGGCTGAGCATATTATCACTTAGCTCAATGGTTGGTGGTGGAATCAATCAGTGGCTTGATATGGATATTGAAGAATTTATTACTTGGTTTGAAAGTAGCGGAAAATTATACAAATGAAGGCAATTTCTATAGTAATTGGAGCAACACTGCAAAGCAGTTTTAATAGTACGATAGCAGGTAGCACGAAGCAACTTTCTCGTATTGGTAGTACGATAAAACAACTTGAATCATCAAGTAAATCAGTATCCAAGTTTAAACAATTAAGCCACGATGCTCTGCTTGCTAGGCGTTCTTGGAATGAACTAGAAATAAAGACAAAATCTCTTGCTCAGCAGATAAAAAACGCAGAAGAACCAAGTAAGAGTCTGCAAAATGAGTTTACAAGGTCTAAAACTGCAGCACTGAAAGCTAAAACAGCTTATTTACAAAAAAGAAGTGCTCTCCACCATTTACGCACGGAGTTCAGTAAAAGTGGTAGAGATATAAAATCTCTTATTGGAGATCAAGCTAAACTTGGCTCTTCTATTGAAAAGCTTAAAAATAACTATACAGCTTTAAATTCCGTAATGCAAAAACGTAAGGGAGTTTTAGCGCAAAGAGCAAATTTTAGAGCTCAAATCATGGATACCGTGGCACTTGGCCTCACCCTTGCAGCACCACTTAAGGCTGCAATTAGTTTTGAGAGTGCCATGGCTGATGTAAAGAAAGTTGTAAAGTTTGAAGATACAGATGTAAATGGCTTAACAAAGCTTGGGGAAACATTAAAGGAAATGTCACGAACAATTCCGCTATCTGCAGCAGAACTTGCGCAAATTACTGCAAGTGGTGGTCAGCTTGGTATTGCAGCTAAAGATCTTACAATCTTTACAGACACTGTGGCCAAAATGGCAACTGCATTTGATATGTCAGCAGAAGAAGCAGGCGACGCTATTGCTAAACTTTCTAATATTTATCAAATTAAAATTGGTGAAATGAAAAGCGTTGGCGATGCGATAAACCATATCTCTGATAACACTGCGGCAAAGGCTCAGGACATTGTTCCAACGCTAAACAGGATTGGTGGTACAGCAAGGCAATTTGGTTTAACTGCAGTGGAAGCAGGAGCTTTAGCAAGTAGCTTCATTAGTCTTGGCAAAACTCCTGAAAAAGCAGGTACGGCGATTAATGCAATGCTCAGCAAGTTGCAAACAGCGAGTAAACAAGGTGGCAATTTTCAAAAAGCGTTTCAAGTGCTAAAAATAAATGCTCAGGAGTTTGAGAAAGCAATCGGTAAGAATGCACAAGGTACATTACTTAAGTTTTTAGAAACAGTTGCAAAATTAGATAAGCAAGAACGTTCTAGCGTTCTCTTTGACCTCTTTGGTCTTGAATATCAGGATGATATAGCGCTACTTACTGGTAGTCTAGATGAATATAGAAAATCTTTGCGATTAATAAACGAAGAATATCATGGCTCAATGCAAAGAGAGTTTGAAAATAGAGCAAATACTACAGCAAATAATCTTCAGTTACTTAAGAACTCAATAGCAGAATTGGGTATGAATCTTGGTGCGGTATTATTACCACCTTTAAATTTTACTGTTAATCTTCTCAAGTCAGCAACTACACAAGTAGCGCTGTATGCAAAAGAATATCCAATACTGACTACAGTAATCACGAGTACTGCTACAGCGTTGATTAGCATTAAAATAGCAGCTATATCTCTTGGATATGCTTGGACTTTTATAAAAGGTTCTTTATTCGCTCTTTTATCTACTTGGAGAATGTTTGGATCTGTTATTACTTTGGTAAAAATAGGTCTTTATTCTACTTCTGCAGTTTTTCCAGCAATTATTGCTGGATTTAAAGCATTAACAATTGCCGTGATGAGCAACCCTATGGGGCTGATTATTGGTGGTATTGCTGTTGCTGCAACTTTGATAATTACCAAATGGCAAGCAGTAAAGAACTTTTTTGTTACTATCTGGGAATCAGTGAAAATTGTATGGAAGTCTTTTTCTGATTGGGTAGGAAAATTTTGGAATAATATTACTCAGCCTTTTAAAACAATCAATAATCTATGGAGTAAAAAAAATGAGGCTAGACTAGAAGTTAGATCTGTAAATAACGTTATCAGTGATTCTCTTAAGTACCCCGTTACAGCACAAAGTAAGACTGTAGAAAACAAAATGCAATTTAGTATCAATATTCATTCAAGCCCTGAGCAGAATGCACGCAGCATTGCTGATGAAGTAATGGAACGAATTAGAGAACAATTTAGTGGCGCACTTTACGATATAAATTAAATTATGTTATCTCTTGGTCCATATAGATTTTCATTAATTGAGCAAGGCTTTACACGCAGAAGTGAATATCGCTGGCCTGCACTTGAGCGTATTGGGGAAAAGCCATTGCTCCAAAGTATTGGTCCTGGAGAGGACATTGTTGAGCTTGCAGGAGTAATCTATTCAGGAGGGCTGAAGCAAATAAATAATATGCGAAATTCATCGAAACCTCTTTTACTTATTGATGGCCAAGGTAACATTTTAGGCCATTTTGTTATCGTAAAAATAGAAGAAACACAGAAATATTTTTTTCCGAATGGTGAACCAAGGAAAACTGAGTTTCATTTAAGTTTAAAACATTATAGCAATTTATCATCACAAAATAACACTACTGACTTTACTGCAGCTGACAATGATGTACTACAAAACTAAAGAAAATGACATGTTAGATTTTATTTGCTGGAGACACTATGGATTCAGCTCTGGCACAGTTGAGGTTGTATTAAAAGCTAATCCTGGTCTTGCAGAGTATGAGCTTCTTCCTGCAGGGTTAACCATTAAACTGCCTGTAATTCAAAAAGCAATACAAAAGCAAGTAGTAAAACTATGGAATTAAAGTGACACCAGACTTTAGTATTTCAGTAGAGGGAGTTTTAATCACTGAGCTGATAAAGAGTCGATTGGTATCAATGCATATTACTGATGAAGCTGGAGTAATAAGTGATACTGCTATAATTCACCTTGATGACCGTGATTCGTTATTTGAGATTCCTAGAACTGGAGCAAAGCTGAATATTTTACTTGGATATAAAGAAACTGGCATTGTGCCAATGGGAGATTACATAGTAAATGAAATTGTGTTACAAGGCCCGCCACAGGCGTTAAAAATTAAGAGTCATGCAGCAGATTTAAAACAGTCTTTAAAGGAACAAGTGTTTAATGAGTGGCATCAAACTACTTTAAGTGATTTAGTGGAAAAAATCGCAAACAAACATGGCTATCAAGCTAAAGTTGCTGAAGAGTTTGCAAGTATCATGATATCACATATTGATCAGACCGCAGAGAGCGATATGCATTTTTTAACCAGGCTTGCTCAAATTTATGGAGCAATAGCAAAACCTGCAGGAGGGTATTTACTGTTTGTTTCAAAAGGAAAAGCAAAATCAGTTACCGGAAAAACTTTAAGCACTATTACTTTCACACCTGGAGATATTACAAATTGGAAAGTAAGATTTAATGAGCGTAATCAATATGGCTCGGTTATTGCCTACTGGTATGATTATGAAAAAGCAGAGACTATAACAGAAAAAGTAGGTGATCAGGAACCAAGCTATATTCTGCGAGATGTTTATGCAAGCAGTGATTTGGCGCAAAGTGCAGCATCTGCAAAATTAAATCAGCTGATGAGCAGTACAGTAACACTTAATATCACAATGCCAGGAAGTCCTGAATTATTTGCCGAAGCAAAGATCAACCTTTTGGGGTTTCGCAAAGGAGTTTATGGTGATTGGATAATAAATAAGGCTGGGCATGTAATTGATAATTTGGGCTATCGTACTATATTAACAGCAGTTATGGGAAAGTAAATTGATAATTTCCTCATAAATATCTTTTTTTTCTTTATTATTGTTTAATTCCTCTACAGCAAGATCTAAAGGAGTTTTTTTATCTTTATTTTTAGCAAGAGAATGTGCTCCATTTTCCAGTAGAAATTTAGTAATTTCCAAACGTCCTTCCTGTGCAGCATAGTGCAAAGCTGTCCAGCCAAAAGCATCAGTAATATTTATATCAATGCCCTCTTTAATTAGAAATTTTACAACTTCTAAACAGCCTCCGCTTGTAGCATAGTGTAATGATGTTGCGCCAAAATGATGAGTAGCATTGATATCTACCACATTTTTTATTAAGGACTTTACAGTATCTAAGTTACATTTTTTAGCTGCAGTAGACAATCTTTCCAGATTATTGCCATTTGCATTACTTTTTATTGGTATGTTTTTTGAAGGTCTAAAATGTTGAAACAAAAAGATAGTACATATTATTGGTATTATCGAATTTACTAATAATTTTCGAAAAAGGCTAGATTTCATGTCTCTTATATTATTTGCATCGCTTGTTCAGTGCAACCAATTAACTTTATTTTAGAAAAGATTTTTTGGACGTAATTTTGATGAATCTTGTATATATCAATACGCAGCTATTTGTGCAAGAGAACTTTAAGATGAAAAACCAAAGTACAGGAAAGATCCCTGTAGCAGTAATTGCTACTATGGTAATACAAACAATAGCATTTATCTGGTGGCTGGCCAAACTCGACTTAAGAGTACACATGCATGATAAATTTATAGAACAAAACCAAAGGACTACAGAAATCATCTATCGTCTTGAAGAAAGGGTCAAAAACCTTGCTGAAGAAGTTAACGAGCTTGAGCAGAGACAAAAATAACTATAACAAATGACAAAGTACATTTTATCTGTAGATGGAGGAGGAATTAGAGGAATAATTCCTGCCATTATTCTAGCAGAAATTGAATCTAGGACAAAAAAGCCAATTTCCCAGATCTTTGACTTAATGGCAGGAACCTCAACCGGTGGAATTGTTGTTGCTGGACTTTGTAAAAGCAATAAACTTCAATACTCTGCCAATGATTTGGTTGAACTTTACCAAGAGTATGGACCATATATCTTTCAAGCATCACTTTGGAGAAAATCAATCGCTTCTTGGCTGAGTGGTTCTCAGTACTCATATAAAAATATGGAATTTATTCTCAACAAATACTTCGGCGAAAGCACTATGGCCGATGTTGCTAGTAATCTACTGCTCACCAGTTATGACATTCACAATAGTTGTGAATTTTTCTTCAAAAGTTGGAAAGAAGAAAACATTAAGTTAAAAGATGCACTCAGAGCTACAACAGCTGCTCCAACGTACTTCACACCAAAACGTCTAAAAATTAGCCAAAGAGAGAGAGTGTTGATAGATGGCGGAGTGTTTGCCAATAATCCAGCGGCTTGTGCATATGCAAGTGGTAAAAGGTTATTTCCAAATGATGAGATTATACTGCTATCAATAGGCACTGGTGGAACAAATAGAAGTATAAAGTATGCTAACTCAAGGAGATTTGGCAAAATAGGGTGGATCAAGCCACTACTGAATGTGATGTTTGCTTCTGGATTGGATTGCGTTGATTATCAACTAGAACAAGTAATAGATGATAAATACATAAGAATACAATCGCAATTGAAAGTAGCATCGACTGAGATGGACAATATTACACTCAAAAATATCAAATTTCTTCAGCAAGAGGCAAGTAAAATGATAGAGGATAACCAGAAAGTGATAGACAAATTCTGCAAGCAAAATCCAAAACTATAACTGAGCTAGAAAAACGAAATAAGCGAGTTTCTAGTATCTACTTTAATAAATTTACTAAAATATTTTTTTAATATTATATATTGAATACAGAAGCACAAGAATTTCATTCAGCAATGCAGATAATTAATTATGTAATCACCTTCATTGATATTTTAATATATTGTGTAGAAATCAGTAAACTAATGTTGCTTTTAATTCAGGTTAAGTTTTGGAAGCGTGATTTTCAAGTTCCTCAATAGATAAATCTGTTATTTTAGAAATAGCATCAACAGAAACGTCCAACATACGTAGATTATTTGCAACCTTTATTGCCTCTGCTTTGTAAATCGGGAATGTTGCTACCAAATGTTGACATTAAACTTTATGATATGAGGTATCTTTGATGTTTTTACGCTACTAAATTCATGATATCCATCTCTTGGCGATTTAAGCCTATTTTTAGAGTATTTATAAAAAGACGATAAGACCCCTTCTACATCTAAAGCCTAAAATGCAATTCTCAGATGATCTCTGACAGACGTTTTTTTCATCAACACATTCAAAACAATAAAAAGATTGAATATTTCTTCAGAATTGTGTATAATTATTAATGCTTTTTAAGTGGATTTCCTATTGTTCTTTCCAAGTTTCTTGGTGCACGTAACGATTATACTCTAAAAGGAATGTTGGTTACTGAGAAGAATGAAGACATCATCATCAGCGAAAAAAAAGAGAAAATTGACGTAGCTACTTAAGGCAGGTGTCTCTATTGCAGCTGAGACAGCTGATCACTCATGATCAAATAAAAAAGTTATAAGCACACAGATTGGATTACAGTATCTTTTTTAAGAAGAAGATTTATCTTGCTTAAAAACTTGTAGATGCTATATTTTACATAAATTCTTCAATGCGAGGCTTTTATGTTTACTAATAGAATATCTAATAATCTGGATCAGCTGCAATTTTTTGTAGAGTTTTTAAATGAAAATTATGAAACTCAGAAACATCTTGGTCTTACACCGCTACATTTAGCAGCAGGAAATGGTCAGTTGGATTTAGTCAACACTTTATTAGGAGAAGGTTTAGATATTAATTCAGAGATTAAGTACGATGGCTTTACGCCACTGTATTTTGCAATTGCAAAAAATCGCTTAGAGATGGTTAACTTTCTTATTGCTCATGGAGCAGATGTAAACCATAAGGCCATTCTAGGCTTTACACCTTTAAGTTTTGCATCCCAGCAAGGCTATTTAGATATAGTCAACACCTTGATTGCAAATGGAGCAGATCTTAGTACTAAAACAGATAAACTTAATACACCTTTACACCTAGCAGCAGAGAATGGTCATCTAGATATAGTAAATGTTTTTATTGAAAAGGGATTAGATGTTAATGCTGTAAATAATGATCGAGCAAGACCTTTGCATTCTGCAGTACAAAATGGTAATCTCGAGGTAGTTAAAGCTCTTGTTTCACATGGGTCTGATATTAATGCTGGATCTTTAGGAGTAGGTAATCATAAAGTTGATGCGAACATTACAGCCTTACATCTGGGAACACAAACTGGTAGATTAGATATAGTTAAGGCTCTGCTTGAAGCGGGAGCAAACGTTAATACAAAAACAGGTGATAAGATTACACCTCTACATTTAGCGTCTCAAAATGGCTTTTTAGAGTTAGTAGACATTTTAATAAAAGCAAAATCTAATGTTAATGCTAAGGATTATGAGAATCTTACACCTCTGCATTTAGCAGCAGAACGTAATCACTTTGGAGTAGTTAAGTCTCTTCTTCTAGTAAGGGGAATTGATGTTAATGCTAAAGGCCACGATAATTCCACAGCTTTACATATAGGATCTCAGAATGGTCACTTAGAAGTAGTGAAGCTACTAATAGAGAAAAAAGCCAATGTTAATGCTAAAAAAAACGAAGGTTTTACACCTTTGCATCTAGCAATTCAGCAAAGTCATTTCGAGGTGAGTGATTTTTTAATTAAAAATGGAGCAAACATTAACAACGTGGATGATCAGAATTGGACTCCTTTACATAATGCAGCATATAATGGTTTTTCTTTAAAAATAGTAGAGAGCTTAATTGCAAAAGGAGCAAATATAAATGCAAAGATGGATGATGGTAGAAGAGCTCTACATTTGGCCGCAGAGCATAATCACTTGGAAATAATGAATTTCTTGGTTGAAAATGGAGTAGATGTTAATGCTCTAGATAACAGAAGTTGGACTCCTCTACATTGTGCAACATATGATGGTAATTTAGAAGTTGCTAAATCTTTGCTTAATAAAGGAGCAGACATTAATGCTAAAACAGTTAAAAGTACTACACCTCTACACTTTGCAGTAGACCATGATCATTTAGAGGTGGTTGAATTGCTCTTAAAAAAAGGGGCAGAAGTTAATGCTCTAGATCACATAAATTGGACTCCTTTACATTTTGCAGCAGAAAAAGGTTATGATCAGATAGCAACCGTTCTATTGAAACATGGTGCTGATGTAAATGTAAAAGAAAATCAAAATAAAGGCACAGCCCTACATCTTGCAGCTCAATATGGTCATCCTAAGGTAGTTAAAACTCTTATTATAAATGGAGCGGATGTTAATGCAAAAATGGATAAAAATGCTACGCCTTTACACTTAGGGGCACAAATTGGTAATTTAGATATAGTTAGGTCTCTACTTATGAGCGGAGCATACTTTAATGCTGGAGCTGAAGGAGATAGATATGTTTTACCATTACACTTTGCAGAAAGAAGAGGAAACCCAGAAGTTATAAAATTACTAAAATTGACTGAGAAGTTATTTAAGGCTATAGAAGATAATAATTATTTAGGAATTGAGAGTTCAATTAGAGATGGAGCAATCATTAATTCGAAAAACGTGGATGGAAGAACGCCATTACATTATGCTGTTAATAATGGGCATATAAAAGTTGTAAATATCTTGCTAGCAAATGGAGCTGATGCTACTAAAGTTACTAACAAAGGTAATACACCATTACACACTGCTGCTTCCAAAGGTCATAAAGAAATTATTGAAGCTTTGTTACAACGTGTAAGCCACAATAAATTGAGTGATTTTATTAATGCTAAAACAATAGTTAAAGGCACTACATCGTTGCATGTTGATACTGAAAATAGCTTTTTTGAAGCTGTAAAGTCTTTGTTGAAACATGGTGCAATTTATAACATCAAGAATAAAGAAGGTAAAACACCACTTGATCTTTCTCGAGACCAGAATATTACTAACCTATTGAAATTAGTAGAAGAGCTGTTTGAGAATGCAAAAAATGGTAATGTTGAAATTATCAGTAAGCTGAAAGCAATAAAACCTGATGAGCGCGTAGCTGTAACAAATGCTCGTGATGATCAAGGCAAGTCATTAGTCCAGGTTGCAGTAATTAATAAACACTCAAACCTTGCAAGTAGATTATTAGAAATATTAAAAAGTCCAGATCAGAGTTTACAAGATGTCAGCGTAGAAAATCGAGTAAAGAGTTTGAAGTTATAG